AGACTGCTCGATCCCATCTCTTCCCCTCAAAAACCAATGGCCGGAAGATTTTCTCCTCCGGCCACCGAAAGTGGTCTCACAACCGAGTGGCCGAAGCCCCGGCTTACCGCTGCGTTGTTACGCGAACCGTAATCGCCCAGTTCGCGATGCTCCCGCTGATCTCAGCAAACGCTGCACTCAATACGGCTCCCGTCCACTCTGCCTGCAACTTCTGCGTTTGCGAGTTCCACGCCCAATCGACTCCGAAAGCCGCCGTGTTCGCTCCGATTACCTCAACCGCAAGAATCGGGCGCGACAGGCCAAACGTTGCGGCCACTAGCGCCAGACCGCCAGCCGTGTACGTATCCGATCCGCCAAATGTGATCGTCCAGATCGCAACATCTGTTGCGCCGTATACGTCCAGTTTGTTGTCGCCAGCCCCAGCGTAAACCGGGTTGAAGCCTGCCATAAATCCCTCTCTTCCTCAGTCCAAATCTTGGACCCGCGGCTTAGTAGGTCGCGATCGACCCCATCGTAAGCTGGACATCTTGGGTAAAACCACCACCCAAAGCGGCTGCCGATGTTAGAGCGTTCCCTAGTTGCCGTTGCGCTACTGCCGCACCGGCCGCAGCGACTCGGCCTGAAACCCATGCGGTTCCAACCGTCTTAGTGGTTCCGTAAACATAGTCGCCAGCTACGCCGGCAGTTAGGCACCACATCGCCTTGACGAATCCACCAATGCACACCCAAATCCCAGAACCGTTCCCGCCGTTGTTTAGCAGCGTGGCGGTCAGCGTGGTAAGGTCTGTCGAGTTCAGCATCATCACACCAGCGATGTCAGATGCCGAGCCAGCGGTCGTAGCCGCAATGAAGCCGTCAGCCGGAGAACCGCTTACCACTAACCCGGTTTCGTCGGTGTAATAAACGCACCCCGGAGCCGCAACCACGGCGGGGTTAGTCGTCGACTTGTACAGGACGTACTTGTAGACCGCCACCTGCCCACCAACGCCGCCGGTCCCAACTGGCAACTGCGTGGTCGTTCCAGAAACAGAATCCGGCCCGCCCTGATCCAGAATAGTAGTTCCCAATGGGCACGCCAAGCCGTTGAACGGGTTCGGCGTTGCTCCTGGCGTTGCCGCCAAAGGCGACGGCGTGAACAGGTCATAGGTCGTCCGGACGTTGCCGGTCGTGACTCGTGGTGTGCTCCCAGGTCCTAGTAAAATCATCGCTTTTCTCCTGCCGCGCAAGCGGCCAAACTTATTTCTTTAGTAACTGCTCAAGCTGCTGGACCTCTTGTTCACCCTCGGACTCCTTCATCCAATCAGCGGACGGGACGTTAAGCAAATCCCACCGACCCTCGCACATTCGCACAGCCCGAGTCCATCCACCGCGCTTGATGTCGCCACGTTTTCGATACCAAACCGTTCCACGACTGATGCCCAATTCCGCCGCCGTTTGCAACACACCCTTTCCGGATGCTAAGTGCGCCTGTACTGCCTCGCTACTCGGCTTCGGCTTAGGTCCGAGAAAGAGGCATGTCTTGTTGTCCATAATGAAACTCGGGACAATCCAGAACCTCTGCTCGTCCACTCCGAAGATTACAAAGTAGTCACACTCGTCGGAGTACTTCAATTTGCGACGGATCGGGGTGTGCACCCGCCCTGATTGCGTCCATCCAAGACTAAGCCAGTAACCGCTCATCTCTGTGACGCCGTACTTGTGCCTACCTTTGCGTGTATGCAACCTAGCTGTCTTGACTTGTATACGAATACCGGTTGGCAAAAGAACATCCACGCCGTGATCATCGGCAACCGGGATGTACGGAGCGTGTCCGCGAAATATCAACTCAGACACAACCCTGTACACCCCACCTTGCCCGATTGCGATATTGCACTTTCCAGCCATTTTATTTTCTCCTCACTGCAAGCGAAACGATATCACAGTAAGGAGCCTATGTCAGCCCGTTATACCGCCGAGCTTTGCCATGTAGCGTGGCCCGACGTTGAGAAGATTCCCCCCGAAGAGATACTGACCCGAAACGTCGTCCGTGTTTTGAGCCTCTTTCCAGCCCGTAAAGCCGAACTGGTATTTGGGCATGGTCGTGATCCAGAACTGAATGAACTTCGTATTCAGCAGGAACATGAACCCGGTCGGCGTGAGCTGATCGACAGTGACAGACGCGCCGTTGTAGCGCATTGCCTGGAAGCCGATCTTTGCGACGTCAGACGATTCCTCACGGAAGCGCTGCTGTGGCTGAATCTTGTTCCAGAAAATGTCCCACACGGGCTGCGTGGTCACAATCAAGTCAACATGCTCGCGACCGAACCACGCCGAACCGTACGCGGTTTGGACGGCGCCAAGAGTCAAGGTTCCGACTGAGTTGACGACGTACGAGTTGATGCCGCTCGAGGCCACTGAAGACAAGTCGGTGCGGGTAATGCCGCCGTACGACTGGTAGTTCGAGCCGTCATCGACCGAAGCCTGCAAACCGTCAAGAGCGATCGGCTGCGAGTTCGTGCCCTGGCCATCCAAGAATATGTCGGTACCCAACAGGTCCGCCATGCGGCCTGAAGCGTTCACCATCTTCGTTTCGACCAAAGACATCGCGGCTTCCGGCCCGCGATTGAGGACGTTGTCGATGCCGAACAAGGTGACGTTGACATAATAATATTTGACGTTCACCTCGAGCGCAGTATCTGTTTGAACATATGACGTGTCAAACGAGCCGCCGCGAGTGAATGGGCCGCCCTTCAACTTCGCGTACATGATTGGGTGGCGAATCGACGTTCCGCCTTCGAAACGCTCCATGTTTTTGGAGCGCAGACGGGTAAAGAGCGGGCTGCTCTTATAAACTTCGTCCACCATCCTTGGAACGATGCGTGCTGTTACACCGCCGTTTGACGGGCGAGACTACGCGGCTGCGTAGTGGCTGCTCATTTCTGGCAGCTCTGCATCTTTAGGCTCGATGCAGATCGGGCTATCACTTGCCACTAAGGGCTGACTGGGGTTAGTCTCTGCACGTGCAGCCAAGGTAATAGAGTTGAGTTCGCGGCTTCTCTGGTACCACCGCTCCCTCTGTGCAATGACATGCTCGGGGTGAGGAATATTACCGTGCCGCTTGCCCTGCCATAGATCAATGTGATTCTGGAGACGTACCACCAGGTCACCTTGTTCGATCTTGAGCAAACGATACTTCCTTGTCTTTTTCGAAATCTGTACCGCAGCACCACGTTCGAACACGGCGTAGTTTACCGGGTGCGCGTGGCCTTTGGAACCGATCTGCACGAATCCTTCGAATTCGTTATGGATCGCCGTCACGGCAGTTGGATCAACCATCCCGATCTGAGCCTTCGCCACAAACCGGTTCCCCTGTCCGTGATAGATTCCGAAACTTCCCTCTGCATCAAGAATCCCTGCCGTGTACGCGTGCAAGCACGCCTTCGGCAGTACCGGAATCGGCTTCAGTGAATACTCTTCCTTCAGTCGCGTGATCTCTGTAGTCAACTCCTGCCGAAAAGAAACAACCTCATCTGGCGGGCGCTGACCACGCTTGCGACCTGTATCCACAAACGTCATCCGTAACTCGCGCACCAACTCAGCCTGCTTTCGCTTGATAAGGAGGTAAGGAATAACAGCATCCAAACACTTCCCTAGCAAGTGCTTCGGAATTGCCCACGAGAATCCGCCGTCGCTACGTGGCTTAACTTCTCCTCCAAATAATCCCTTCAACCGTTGAAGAGGTTTCTCGAAGTCGAGATTCACCGTAATGCCGTAGCGGAACGTATTGCAGTGTTCGTTCCGACTAGCATGAAAGCATCCCTCTCCGTCTAAAAGACCGGCAGAGTACGCGAATTGTTCTTGTTTGGTCATTGTTACCTTAGTGCTTCGTCAGGGTTGCCTATAATCTGCAAGCAGATTATAACCGGGCGTTCCCTGTATTACCAGTCATTTATACAAGTCCATCGCTCAGTTAAACTTGTTTGTTTTGCTAGTCAGGTCGTCATACGTGAGCGCCACGACCGTCTCCTTTCGCCCGCTCATTCAAGAGGGCAGTGATACAAGATTCTCGGTTCGGCCCTTTGGGCCTTTCCGCCTTGCATCGCCACCTATAGCCTTTCGGCCAGATCGACTTTCGTCATTCGACGGGCTGCGGAGTTACCCTTCCCGTGGTCAGCGCCTTACAAAACTTTTTCTAGGCGACCTTGCCTTCACTTCTCAATTCCGCCGCGGCTGCCATCGCCGCTGCGTTGTCGCCCAACTCAATGTCCTGCGAGAAGAGTGGATCGTTCGGCTTCTTCTCGGATACCCGAATCTGCAAGTGGCCCATGCCCTGTGCCGACGTTGAACCTGGGATGCCGCCGGCACCATTTTCTTTCTTGAACTTCTCGATCTCAGCGTCAGCGATCTTCTTCGCCTCAGTATCGATCTCTTTCTTTCGGTTTACCGGCTCCATGAACCGGTCGTAAGCCTTGGCCGGATCGGAAATGCCGTTGTCTACCATGAACTTCGAAAACTCTGCCGGGTCCATATCCTTACCGGTTTCGCGGAAGTACCGGTTCTGCGCGTTCGTCATCGCCGTCACGAATGCCAGGTTGCGCGGGATTTCCTTTTCGTAAAAGTCCTTGCGCGCGCCTTCCATCCTCTTCTCGGTAGCATCGTCGATCATCTTCGCCAACTCAGTCGCCGTTGGCATGCCGCCGGATTCCTTGATCGCCTGCTTCACGGTCGCCAGAATCTTGTCCGCGTCCGCCGTGTTTCCGCCGGCCGCCGCCGCCGCCGCGATAGTTTGGGCCTCGACTTCAGACTCTAGTTTGGCGATCTTTTCCTGCGCCTCGCCGTACTCCTTCAAAAGCCGATCGTGGTTGGGTCTTTCTCTCTTCTCCCAGGCAAGAATTTCGTCAGTGAATTTTTTGTTCTTCTCGAGTTCAGCCTTGTTAGCGTTTAACTGGCGGTCGTAATCCGACTGTCGCATGACGCCACCCTTCAGGCTGTCCTGCAACTTCGGGAATTTTTCGAGGATCGCTCGCTGCTCCTTCGCTCCGGCTGGATCCACTTTCTCCAACTCGGCTAGGAGACCTTCTACTTCCTGCGTCAGTGCCATCGCCTCTTCTCCTTCGCGGCCTTCCCTTTACTCCGGGCTGCGGCTCACGCGCTGCGGGTACGAGTTACCCAGGAAAGGCTGGGGGTGGTGCCATCCCAGCCGGCGGTTCCGCTGATTCTGGACCGCCTTCTTGTTTCGGTGCCGCCGGAGCTCCCGGGCCTTGCTGTGACTCCGCCTGCACTCCCTGCTCAATCATCTTCATCGCGCGGGAAAAGAACGGCTTACCCGCGTTCGAAGCTCCTACCATTTGCTCCAAAACCTTTGAAATCGCGTCGGCTTGCGCCTTCAGCGCGCCCGATGGTCCGCCGCCGCCTGGGGCCGCGCCACCTTGCTTTTTCAGCATATCGCCAACGCCTGCAAACGGATTCCCGCCACCACCGCCCATCGACGCCTTCACGGCATCGGGCAGAGGGGGAGGGCTATCCAGCATGGCAGCGCCTGGCATCTATTGTTCGCCGCCCGAAGGCGTTCCTGTCTTGCGGTTCGGACTGATCGCGTCTGCCGTGTTCACAACCGGAGCGTAGGTACCGACACCGATGAAGGTGCCTTTCTTCACGGTTGGCTTGGCCGCGTCTTCCCCGTGGCCTTCCTTGTCTGAGTGATCCAGAAAGGTTCCACCGAGTTCTTTCGGCTGGTTCTTTGCCATGACACATTCCCTCTCAGGGGATTAGAATCAAAGGCGGGAACGATCCCCTAGAAAGCTCCCGCCCCGTTTTTTTCACGCCTTTTTAGTGGCGTTTCTTGCCGCGGCCTTTCTTGTGCCGATTGCGAGTCTCGAAGCTATTCATTGGGCCCTCCCTTCTCGTGTAGGCAACCGCTCACGCGGGCCCACGGGTTTTGTTCTCGCGGACCTCTCATCCGCACGAGAAAACTTTTTATCGGCTGCGGCCGCGCTTCTTACCACGCTTGCCGCCGTTCCGGATGACTCCGTTCGCTTTCCGGATCGCTATCCCTTCACTGTCGCCGCGATTCAGTGCACCATTCGCAATCTCTGACCACTGTCTCTTCCTCTTGGAAGACTTGGCGCGGTGCGTATGTCTCTTCGCATCGCTCGGTCGCCACGGCATAACTTACGCGCGTCGTCCGAACCGCGACTTGCCCTTGATGTTGTGTGCGCGCTTCTTCCCGCCGCCGGTCGTGTGCCGCTTGATCCGCGTGGTGTGCTTATTCGCTTTGATGTGTCCGATTCTCACTATTGCCTCCAAAAAGCGAAACGGCGAGCCTTTGTGTTTCGGCTCGCCGTTGGCTTCAAATTCCGTTTGTTACGGGAGAAGCTCTCTGGACGTTTTATGATTTCTGCTTACGGGACTAAGTGAATCAGAATCGCACTACGCTGTCAAGAGGAAAAATCATTCTACCCAAACAGTTTCTAATCTCACTGCACTCACGCCGCCGGATTTTATGTCGATAATAATGCGGCCGGTTTCATTCTCCTGCTTCAACACTAATGCTTGTAGAGCCTGCGCGAGACTATTCTTGATCGGAAATTTTTCATTTCCGATGACGAGATAAGCGCCGTTCCCGTTGGTTGCAGCAGTCGCCATTTACTTCATATCTCCGATGCGTATTTGTGCGTCGTAGTATTCCACCGGAGGAGGACCGACGCGAACAATCATCCGCTTCAGTCGCTCGCGGCACTCGCTCTTCATTCGCTCCAACTCTTCCGGTCCGGTGCTCCGTTTCGGTATCGCCTGCCAGTCTCTCCAACTCAGATCGAAGATCGCTCCGGAAACAAACGTGCCGCACCCGCCCGGCCACGAACTGTATAGGTGATAGCCTTTGATATCCGGTGAGTACGCGATCCACTGCGAAGCCAGGATGTCGGCATTTGGCAAGTCTTTCCATCCGGTCCAGTACATGCGCCAACCGTGGAAGATGTCGCCAGTTCCCGGCTCCGGTGCCGTGGTTTTTGCGGCGACCATGGCGGACACGACGGGAGACAGTGCGACTGCTGGAAGAGCGATGCCAATACGCCTAAGCAAGTCTCTTCGATTCATATAACCTCCGAGTCCAAGACTTGGACTATTGAATTTTAGCTGGCTGCTGCCCTTTCTTCCCCTTCGGCGGCATGCCCATTAACCCTTCCGCGCGCTCGGCTTTCAAATTCTTTTCTACCGTGTCGACGTCGATGTAAACATTCTCCAACCGGTCCAACATCTGGAAGAACGTCTTCCGGTCGAGGTCACCAGACATACGAAGCTTTTGCAGCGCCAACACTTTCTCAATGCGCTGAATCGACAGTAGCGATCCTTCCAAAATCTCAAACCGGAATTTCCGGATATGCCGTGACGGGTCCGCGTCCGGCGGAACCATTTCTTTCGCCTTCCAGTCTACGTCCTGCGGCTGTGATCCCGCGCTTCCCAGCAAGAACACTCTGCGGTCGCGGTCGTAGAACTGAAAGAAGTTTGGCACCATCTGCATGCCGCAATCCGAGATAAAATCTTCAATGTTTCGGCCTTTCATTCGGATTGGCGTCTGCTTTGAATTCCTGATCTGGTCGAGCGTGTCTCCCCCAGGCACCTGCTTCTTGCGCATCGCTTCATCCACGGTTGCGATGCCCGACTGCTGATCCATTTCTCTCTCGGTGCCCTGCAAGAACTGGAGCACGAAGCCGGGGAGTTGCGCCGTCTGCTGCACCTTCGGTTCGTGCGCGGCCGTCTGCGAGTACGCCACCTTCGCTCCCGGCATGCTGAGGTCAATCCCGGCTCTCGCTGATTCTCCAATCGCATTCGAAGGAAAGAATAGCGGCGGGTTCACGGCGCGTTTGATCATGTCGATCACGCCCGCAAAGATTTGGTTCACAATGTCCTGCAGGTCTTTCCAACTTTTGAGGTCCGACATTCCGTACAGTTGCCAAGGCACCACATTCAACCTGCACATGGCGAACGGGAAAAAACCGTGCCAGTACGGGTTCGGACCATCGTGCACAATGTTTCGCCCAGCCATAACGATTAAGCGCTTGCGCGGGTAGAGTCTACCCATCGGGGGCACCCAGTAACCAATCCGGTACCTGTCGTTGTTTTCGGGGGGGCCGATGCGGATATTTCTTTCGCTCGTATTGACGCTCCAATCGTTCACCCAGAACTCTCTGTATCGACACATCGGGTACGCGCTCGATTGGCTCTGCCGATTTTTGGATCCCAGCACGCGCTTGAAGGCCGGCGTCAGCATCTGGAAAAGCTGTGGAGAAACGTTCGCCGGGGCGCCGCCGTCTGCCTGGAATTGCGAAACGTCTTGGTCGGGGAAAACCGCGTAGGCTCGGTTGGGGTACTTCCTCCGCACCCAGCCAACACCTTTCACGTCCTGATAGATCACGGCCTCGGAAGATTGAAGATCGGTTCCCGGCTTTAACGGTAGGATGCAGCGCGGGCTGATCGGCATGACCGAGAGGTCCCCTTCCCCGAACTGCAAGTTTTCGTCCCAGCAAATCTTCGCGAAGCCGGTCGTCAAGATCGCGTAGACAATCGTCATCGCAACTTTCGAGTCGACGCGGTTGTTTCTCCACCATGCTCGCGTGGTCTTGTTCAGGATGTCTTCTTGGTCGATGTAGTTCTTTGCTCGGTCGGTGGCTCGGATGTCACAGACAGGCTTGATGTCCGTCAGGAGAGCTGTCAACTCCCAGAACAACCGACTCATGCGGTTGTTTACCGGCTTGGCGCGATAGGATGGTCGGCCTTCTGGCCACTGCTGTCCGCGGAGGTAGTCGACGTATTTGTCGATTTCTTGAACTTCTTCACACTGCTGCTGATCGGCTCTGGCTTCTTCAAAAGCCGCCTCACACCAACGAGCAATTGCCTGCGTCACGTCGGAGGATTGGAACTCGGAGCCGGATTCTTGGCTCGGTAATTCCGGGCTAAAACTTCCCCGCTGGCCCATCCCCGCGTAATCGGCAATGCTCATTGGCATGGCTTACATCCAGTCGTTCGCCGCGTACTGCTCCACAACCGTACAGATCACTTCCCCCGGCGTCGTCTCGCGCTCGTCGGCTTTCGCAATCACCTTCGCGCACAAGTCGCCAAGTTCCACCACAATTGCCGTTGGCGACAGCGAACCGCCGCCACGGTTGTTTTTCATCAGCCGGTTCTGCTCTTCCACGTTCGTCGCGGTCTGCTTCATCGAATACACCGCACCAACAAGCTGCGAGGAGTTCTTTAAGTCCATCCCGGTGTGGTCGTTCAACCGCTTCAGGTCTTCCTCGGGAACCATCAGGCACTTCGACTGCGCCAGTGTTTCCAAAACCGCTCGCACGGTAGCTTGGAGTTTGTCGCCAAACTTCTTTTCAAGGTCCGACTTCACGCTGCCGGGTAAGTCGATCGGCAGTTTCTCCCAGCCGTCCTGCCGCGCCACGATGCCCTTAAATGCCAGCTTGTCGGGATTCATGGCCATCAGGTCGTCGTAGTCGTTCCACTTGTGGCCCTGCAAGCAATAGTAGCCAGCGTCGGCCCGAGAGAACATGCGCGACTCCGGGTTCCCAGCGGCCTTGCACTTCGGGCACGCCATGGCCATATCGTTTGCCCGAGTCGCAACCACCGTCCCGGCATTCTCCGTGCGAGAGCGCTCGAAAACCGCACGCGGCGTGTTCTTGGTTCCGCCAAAGACTGAGGTGAGGGGTTGCATCTCGCGGTTTGTGACCGGGTTACTCGGCATCAGGCAGTCCTCCGCTTGTAATGTGAAGTTTTGTATTCAGGATGCAGGATGAACCATATGGCCCCGTAAGTTACGCCGTACATTTTGGCAACCTGCCTCGCCGGGATACCAACTGAAACGAGATGACGAACTGTGTCGTGCTCTTTCAGTAGAATCTTTTGCCTACCCTGCCGTCCTTTGCTCGCCATGTCGCGAGAGTTATCTTTCCTGCTCCCAAGGAAGTGGTGGTCGGAGTTTACGCATGGCGGATTGTCGCAGTGATGTAGGACATTCACTCCGTCCGGTATCGGGCCTTTCGTCAGCATCCAAGATCTGCGATGAGCGCGAATGAATCGAGACCGCACCCCAGAGGATGCCTTGCCATAACCGTGTCTGTCTCTAGCGGCCAACCACATCCAACACGGAGTTCCATTCCAAGTGAATCTTCCATCTGAGCCAGTCTTGTCAACCTTGGCCCAAAATGATGCAACTGGATCGTATCCGCTTTTGGAGTATTGATTCACCAATTTTTCCAGTCGCTCATCGGATCATCTCCCTGCGCGTCGATCAGCGAAGAGCCGCTGATTTGTTCTGCCGGGATACCCATTTCATAGTGCATCGTAGCACGAAGGCCCGGCCGATCATGCACCGGGGAAAATTCCGTGTTCGCTCGGTCCTTCCGCGCCATCTGCCGACGTACTGACCAACTCGGGTTTCGAGCCAGATAACTCATCGCCTCTTCCCGAACCAGCGGCTCCCATTGCTTGGTGTCGTCATTCTTCTTGTGGCATTGTTCCACGATCTGCCCTCGGCCATCTACAACAAAATATCCAGAGGAGCCAACCGGAGCCGACATTTCGGCTTGCTGACCGTAATCAGAATCGTGCGCGCACCACAGGGAAATCATTGCGGCGAATACGCTGTCGTCGTGGTTGTCCTGCCCTTCGAAGCGTCCCCCGTCATCGTCCGAGGCGAACGTGAACATCTCGTCCAAGAGGCTATAGCTATGAAGTTTTATGACGTTATCCATCAGCCGCTCGCGCATGTTCGTAATCAGCAGCGGCCTTGTCTTCACATTCGTCTGCCACGCCATCAGGTCTGAATAGAAGTTCTTTACCCGGTCATAGTGCTTCCACCGGAAAAGCTGTGGATAACCGAGAATCCGGAACAACTGCATGTACGTCTTCTGCCCGCAGTCGTTAATCTCGCTCGACACTTCGCAGGTGTTGTAATAGAACCCTAGAGCCGCAAGGGTATCTCCGAACGGTGTTGGACTGATCCAGCCGTGCCACTCCGCTACCTGCTCATCCGGCGCTCCACCGCGGCCTATCCTAAGAATCTCCGCACAGGAGTAATCTCGGCCTTCAATACCGTGCGCCACGTCCGCGCCAATGTAGTACGCTTCCCCAGGCATCGGCTTTTCCCAGATGCGCAACCGGCCTCCGGTGTAGTCCGTCGACGGAATCTTCCACGTTGGGTCCGTCCTTCGCTTCTCGCGCACATCCTGCAGAAAGAGTTTGAACTTTGTTTGCGAGTCGTGATGGTACTCGATCTCTCCAACCCAGTCCGGATCGCAACAATCCGTCGTCATAATCCGG